CCTGATTGAGGATAAAGCGAAATCTCCCAAGTGTGGGTAGTTCCAGCATAACCATATTTATAATAAAAAGCAGGTATTTGAACCATTACCTGCCCATCAGCACCGGTCAAAACCGAAGCAGTAATTCCATCTGCCTTTTTTGTACTATCAGTCGGGCTTAGATAATACTGTACTATACCAGCATCATTAATTACACAGCGCCGCATTCGTGCTTGTATAGGTGCTAATGCGTCTTCTAAAGAACAACCAGTCGGAAATCCAGCTAAAGCACCTGTTCTTGTATACCCGCCAGTAGCTTGTGATTCATCCCACGAAACGCCATACGTATTTGCTATTGCCTGCATGGGTATTCCACCGTTATCGAGGTTAGTCATTGACGTTATGTCTGCGTTGACACCTGCCCCTGCAATAACATAATTCTTATCCTGCGGTGTCAGCACTCTTTCAGTCTCAGCCGTAAACCCGTCCACTTCAATCCGCAGGAGCTTGCTTGCGTCAGCACTGCCTTTTACTATTGCGGTTGTGTCGGAGACGGGAAATGATGATGCTTTTAAATTAGCAACCGTAACCTTTTTGGTCACGGGAGTTCCCGAAACATCATCAACTATCGGTAAAATATCCGCATCGTCAGGAGTCGCATCTAATTCAACAAGCCCAGTTATTTTCTTACCCATTACTTTTCCCTTCTAAGCATTTCTAATATCCACAGTATTTCCCCTCAAACATTTCTGTCATATTTTTAAGCTTACTTGCAAAAAATATTTCTACATCTTTTTTATTCTCAAATCTAAATGTTGCTATATCATTCGTCTTAAATTCCGGATTTACCTTTGCTGCCGCAATACACCACTTAATCTCAAATCCTCTTTTCAACATTCCTAATGCTTCTGAATAAAACCCAATCCCATCCATCTGATAGTGGTCATCTGTTCCGAGAAAATCTTCCCTTATATCTTTTATTATATCTTCACACATTTCGACTAATTTTGTATTTAAAAGTCCTCTTGTTTTTTCCAATCCATATCTAACAAGATGAACATCATCTCTTATTTTAAGGAACTTTCCTAATCGTCTTTCTGGATATTTTTCTCTATCTCTCATAAGTAATTTATAATTTCTATCAAATCTTTTTCTTCTAATATCTTCTGTTAAATATCCGTCATGACCTATATCAACATCAGTTATTAAATTGGAAGTTTCGATGGATTTATTCAATTCAATTTCTACATGCTCATGAATTATTCCGAACCACTTGATATTTCTATCCGTACGAAAAAGTCGTACTGGCAAATCAGGAGTAAATATATTCGGAGGAACAGCAGAAAAGTGATGTTGCTTTATAGAATAACCATTATAAACATTATCTCTAATGTACTTCCTTATATTCTCTCCTCTTAATAGTACTTCATCACTATCAATCCATAAAATCCAATCTGAATCAATGTATTTTAGTGTTTCGTTACGAGAGACCTCAAAGCCCTCTATAAGCGGATCACTTCCAGCATACACCTTATGGGTGTACTGTTTTGCGATTGCCTTTGTGCTATCGTCTGAGCCAGTGTCAACAACTATAATCTCATCTGCCAGTTCCTCAACACTCTTTAATGTTCGATGTAACATTCCTTCTGAATTTTTAACAATCATAGATACTGCAAGACTTTGTCTTGGCCTTTGAATGTTAAGTTTTCTTTCCATATCTATTTCACCAGTCTTAATAGAAGTATCTTTCTTGTATGAAATAAAGAACCATCCTATAGATTCTCCTGTACTTTCAATACTTCCAGCAGAAGCCATATTGATTGCATATTCTTTTTTATTCCGAAACATATCTCTAATATCTTGTCTATCAAAATTCCATAAGCGATATGAATTACCATTATTTATTGCTTTCCCCCAAGGTCCAGTAGCTACGCAGATTATAACTCTTCCGCCTTCTTCAACTTTACTTTCAATCCCATCAACAAAAGTCCAAGGCTCTTGCTGATATTCAATTACTTCATTTACAAACATCAAGTCAAATGGTTTAACTCCTTTATGCTCATCTCCTTGTATAAAAGATAAATTAAGAGATGGGGGTAATTTATCTAACAAATCAATCTTTACATCAGAAATATCCATTCCTACGAAACACTTATTCGGAAACTCTTTTGCTAACGAAAAAGTGTACTGGCCAATATCGCAACCGAAATCTAATACTGTTTTAATTTTGTCATCTTTTATGAAAGCATCTATAAAAGCTAACTTGACGGGATTAACATAACTAACACAATCTTCTATCGTCTTTAACTTTGGGCCATCTATAGAAAAATAATCATTGTTGAATTCTTTTGGATTATTAATCATTCCCTTTCTTGATTTAATAACACGATCTACTTCTAAAAATCTAACCCCATCATCTTTCTCACTATTCTCATTAGCTTTAACACCAGCAATAACATCTTCATTATAAATAAAGTGTTTGCACAATCTTTTCTTGTTCGCCGTTTGATTTTTAAAGAAAGTTAAAAACTTTTCTTCCCATTCTTTAGCAACACTATCCCAACCCATACCTTCTGTTCTCTCGTACCCTTTTTCGGAAAGCTCTTCTCTTACTTCTGTATCTTCTATTACTCTTAAAATATTCTGGACGAAAAGTTTCTGATATTCCTCTGTGCCTGAAGGAGAAGAGAGCAGAATTGACGCTTCTCCTGCAGTTTCTTTTATAGCACCGATATCTGTTCCGACCCAAACCATCTTACTTCTCATTATTTCCATCGCTGTAATACAAGATATTTCTTCAAAGTCACTTGGATAAACATAGATAGAACTTTCTGCCATAAGCTTATACAATCTATGTTTAGGTAAAGCACCTGCATGTCTGCAATTAGGAAGTTCCTCTATTCTTGCCCACAGCATTTCATAATATGCCTTCATCTCTGGAACGGTATGATCATATCCAGCGACTACAAGATTAATTTCAGGATCAACTTTATATAGTTCTTCCATTATTCCACCAGGCTTTACAAGATTTTCTAATCCTCTTTCTGGTCTTGACGAAAATAGTAGTTGCTTTCGTTTCTTTTTTGTCAAATCAAGATTAATAGATTTTAAATCAATGCCATTTCGTGTTTGCCACATTAGATCTTTCTTGTCAAAAAGATCTAATTTCATTGTTTCTACTTGTTGTTTAATATGAAATTTAGATAATCCAGTAATATAATCAATATTCCATAAAGAACCGTGTAAGGGTACTCTGCCAGTTTTTATCGCAACATCATGATTCCATAAAACATTCAGCTTTGACTTTAAAGGATTTGCAAATACCATAGAGTTTCTCTGTGCAATTAAAACATCGTGGTCACAAGATGCTAACCATCCCTGAGCTAATTCTAAAGGTTTGTACAAGACTCCATCATATTCCCCTGCTCCACCCGTATGGGGTTCTTTACAGTTACAAAATACATTAACTACATGGCCTAACTTTGCAAGTTCTCTTGCCATACAAATTGCAGCAGTTTCGCTTCCTCCAAGACTATGTCTTTTCAGACTCCCCCCTGAAAAGCTCATGCCAGGAATTACCATTACTATATCTAATTTGAATCTCCCCATTTTTAATTCTCCTCCTCTTTCAATTTACATTCAATATAATAAAAATCAAAATTACAGGCCAAAACTACGTCTCCTCCTCTTGCCTGTAACAAATTAACAATATTAAACACCCTCTGTTTATCAGGAATCCATGCATGCTTGAAGCAACGTTTCTTTTTCTCTTCAAGAGGTAAAGTTATCAATACTTTATGAGAAGCTATTCTCATTGATTCTTTTACAACTGGCAGTACTTTTTCCCACACAATATGTTCTAAAACATCAGGAATCATTACTGTATCAAAAGAATTATCACGAAACATATCTCTTGTTTTTGTTATATCCCCGTACCTGAAAAAACAATCCTTATAAGTATTTAGAGCCTTTGAGATATTCTTTGGATTTATATCTACTCCCATTCCAGTATCAGCATTGATATATTTACAAACAGCATCTAAGATATATCCATAATTACAACCCAGTTCTAATACCCTATCTCCAGTTGCTTGTTTACATAGCCATAAGATTCGGTCTTTCTGACATTGCTCCTCCAATGTATTATCGTGAGTTGAGTTTTCGATTCCCCCTTCTTCTAACCAATCCTCGTGACTTATCTCCTCTTTCTCTGTCGCTTCCATTACTCCTCCTAAATTAGTTTCTATTAAAGTAGAACTTAAGAAATTCCTCAATATCCTATCTTTGTACTCTTTTGTTTCCATATATGATTCTGACAATAACATTACTTATCTTTCTTATCTTTCTTATCTTTCTTATCTTTCTTATCTTTCTTATCTTTCTTATCTTTCTTATCTTTCTTATCTTTCTTATCTTTCTTATCTTTCTTATCTTTCTTTATTTTAATTTTTTCCATTTCTGCTTCTATAAATGCCTTAATCGCTTCTCCTCCAGCTAATCTTAATTTTAGAGCATTCCAAAACGATATCCCTGTTATAAAATTAATCTTAATGTAAATTTCTGCATCCATATTCATGACCCCTCCTCGTTTGAACTTAACTCTAAGACCCTTTAATACCACCGTTCTCCATCTTTTACTTTCTCATACAAGGGAATATAATTTTTAACTACATTTTTTATTCCCCATTTTTCAATAGCTATTTCTCTACATTTGTTTCTGTCAATCTTATCTACTTCATCAAAACAATCAATCATTTCTTTTTCGTTATTTGCAAGAAAGCCTGTGACTCCATGTTCTATAGTATGAGACATTGCCCCTCTATCATAAGTAATCACTGGGCATCCACACATCAAGGCTTCCATATTTTTGTAACTCGTTATCTCCATTTGGTTTACTGGATAAAGAAGTGCTTTTGCTTTTTGCAAACATTCTATTTTTACTTTATCGCTTACCCTTCCAAGATATTCAATATTTCCAATCGACCTTTTTATTACTTCTTCTTGATAATCATCTGAATCACTACTGATTCCTTTACCACCAATAATCTTTAACTTCACCCCTGCCTTGTTACAAAGGCTGATTGCATCAAGAGCTCCTTTCTCATGAGATAGCCTTCCTACAAACACAAACCAATCTTTTCTTTTTTGCTTTATATCAAAATCATATTTTTTATTGTCAATTAAAATTGTTTCCTGTACTAATGCTTCCTGACAATATATTTCTTCGAATCTTTTACGAGCCCATTCAGACAGGGCAATAACATTAAATTCTGCTTGTGGAAACTTAGCAATATATGGATCATGCCAGAATACGCTTATACATGGACAATCAATTCCCATTGATCTTGGAATATAGTGTTGATGAGTTAAATCATGTATAAGTTCGAACTTTTTAAATTCGTGTTTATTTTCAAAATAAGCTCCGTATTCCCTATTGATATTTGGGTCGGCATTAAATCCCGTACCCATTAGCTTTACTCCTTTCGGAGGAATAGTATCATTTGGAGCAAAAAGAGAAACCTTATGACCAAGCTTATTTAACTCATCTGCAAAGTCCCAAGCAATTCTCTCCATTCCAGCATATTTTGTATTTTTATTTATTGCGAATACTGTTGCCGAGCATACTAATATTTTCAAATCTTTTCTCCTCTTACAAGATTGTTAATATATTTTATCTCCTCTTTCTTAAACAGCTTCGTTCCTTTTCTAGGAGTGCTTTCAAAAATATTAAATACCCCTTTAAATTCTGGACTCAATGTTTTTGCCTGCATTCATCATTTACTTCTTCTCTTAAGCTGTTTTTTTGGCTCTTTGCTTTTACTTTCGTCTTCCTCTTCTTCTTCCTTCTTTTTTTCTACTTCCAATTCTTTATACTCGTTTTGTATTTTGGTAATAAGACTGGCTCCGCCTTCCAAAGATTTCATAACAAAAACGTGTCTTCTGATATTTTCTTCTTGTAAAGCAATTCGTCTTTCAAATTCTATCTTTTGTTGTGTAAACTTTTCATCTAATGCTTTTTGCAACCTCACATAATTCTGTTCCATTTCATACATGGACTTTTCTAATGCCATAAGTCTCATAATTACTTCTCCTCTTTTATTTGTAAATATTGTCGTGCTGTTTTTTGTACATTGTACTCCTCGAGCATCTTACTTCTCAACCACCCCCCTCTCTGAATTATACTTTTCAATTTCCACTCTAATTCTTTCAACATTAAAATCTATTTGACCATTATGTCTACCAGTGAAATTATCTTTTTGTAAATTAGGATAAGTACTTTCTGTTACCATTTCTCCTCCACAAAAATTCTTCATATAATTCTTCATATAATAAGGTCGAAAATCAGCAGAAATAACATTGCGGCCACAAGCCATTGCTTCAAGGGCTCCCCGTCCAAAACCTATAACAATGTTTTATTTTTTAACATAATACCCCTTATATTTTAATATATGCTATAACAAAGTATGCTATAATAAGAATTGCTATAATAAAATGTATTGTTGATAATTTTAACATAATACCTTTCTATATTTTAGGCCTAAAGAAGTTTTCGCAAGTACAACATACTTTTAATTTAGTTGTTTTTGAAAACATTATTGACGCCTTATTTTTACTTCTTCTGATGCTGATTTAACCAGGTCAAAATTTTTTAGAATTTTATCGAATTCAAAATTAACTAATATTGGATGGGTTCCAGCACCACCTATCATTCGCTCATCTACATAAATCGTTTTTGCATTTGTAATATCTGCTATTCTATCAGCCCACCAGCTTTCATTTTCATTAAAATTATGATCTGAATTTGTCTCATCTCTATCAATCCATAAAACTGCTTTTTTACTTACCCGTACTATTTCTTTTAAAGAAGTATCCAAATCTTCTATATTTATATGTTCGTATGTACCTATTGAAACAAGTAAATCAAAAGCATTATCTTGTACTTTTAATTTTGCCGCATCTCCTTGATTTATAATATCTGGCATAATAGCAAGTTCTTTTGCCTTATCTGATATATCAATACCTGCAATATTATCGTATCCAATTCTTTTCATTTCGTATAAGAATGCCCCTACTCCGCATCCTATTTCAAGTACTTTAGAATCTGTATCAACAAGCAATCCATATCTTATATATAAAGCACTCAAAAGATAATGTATTGGCAGAACCCCAACATCGTTCTTATCGAGCCCTCCATACAACCCGCGATAATCTCCAGTATCGTATTTTTCGTTATAGTATTTCCTCGAATCTACTGTATCTACTTCCAAAATCATCTCCTCTTTTTATAAAAAAAACAAGGGCAAGAACCGTTGAGCTCGCCCTTGTTTATACCTTTATCATTTCTTTTCATTCTTTTAATATAATAAATTAAGAAGCTAAACTTCCTCCAGCAGTATGAAACGAAGTTGCATCCGAAACTACTATAACTTTCAATGTTGAATCGTAATATGCAACTCCAGCTGCGGGTATTGTTTGAGGAGTGGTCGCAACATTGGTAAATCTCATTGCACTTGAACCAGCCAGAGTCCCTCCCTGGCTATTGACTTTCGTTGTTAAAGTAGACAATGAATTAGAATTGCCCGTAATTCCAGAATCGTCATTTTCATTCTTCCTTAACTCTTTATACATACTCCATATACTTTTCATATTTTATTTCACCTCCCTAAAGGATGTATAGAGGGAGAGGCGAGGAGTTTTTCCCCTCCCCCTATACCGTCTGGCCAGACAAACCAATTAACTGTTTTACTACTGAGAACTACCAACACCTGTTCTAAGGAACCCTAAACCACTGTCAGTAATCTTCTCGTCCTGGTAATATGCAATATGAACATCCTGACGACCTTTCTTTTCGTCAAACGGAAATACCCTGGCTATCATATTTGGAATACCAGGAACTGTCCAGCGAAAACCGTACATAAAACTCGGAACTTCCTGACTCGGAGTCGGAGCAATATAAGCATAAAGAACATTATCGTCCCAGATTTTGCTGAGAGACATAGTCATGCCCTGTGCCGCCGTATTGTAATAAGCTCCACCAATTAATATTTTATCAACTTCCAGAAGAAGCTTTGCATGCTCGATTGTAGGAATTCCACCACCATGGGGGAATATCAAGGTCTGAATCTTCTCAGACTCTCTCCATTTTCTCCATGCTTGTTTTCCAAACACAACCGTATTTGGACGATACCCTCTTCCGTCTTCAACTGCCTGTAAATCTCCTATACAATCCAGATAAGGATCAGCATTAGATGTTCCCCATGCACTTCCGGTAGTAGTGCTACAACCAACATTGGAAGTACTTCCTACAAGACTTGCAACTCTTACTTCATTATTGAGTAACAGAATATCTGTAATGAGACGAGACCTCGACATCCGATTAGATATTGCTGCATCTGCATTTGCAATTTCCTCTCTTGTTAAATAAGAACCAAGAGCATAATTGTCACAGAAATATCCATCAGAGCTTACATCGAAACTAATGTAATTCGGCTCTGTACCAGGAGCTCTGTAATCGGGAGTAGTCCTGAACTTATCCGCTTGTGCTATCTTAAAGAATCTATCGCTCTGTTTTGTAACAGGAACAATAGGACAAATCTGATCTGCTATAAATCCCTGAGGACGATAGTCAAGCAGAATATTACTGATTGCTGTATCTATATGAACATCCCCCGGATCAACATCAAATCTTTTTTCTAACTGATATATTTTAAATTCTCCCATTCTAAATCACCTCCTTACGCTGAAGTTGTAAATGTGGCATTCGCCATGTTAATAAAACAAGTAGCAATTCCGCCCGAATTACAACCATTAATTACAAAACCCATAGTTGCAACACCACTATTTGCTGCCGTTGCCCAGCCACTATCTGCAGCCGATACGGCATTTCCATAACTACACGCCCCACCAAAACGAACTTTCGAAATACCCAGCGGACATATTCTTGCATGCTGGCCTGATGTTGGTTTATTTTGAAGAACCCCAGCTGGATGAACTCCAGCAGTAAGAGTAGATATACCAAATCCATTATCAGCAGTCATTTCTACACAGAAAAACTGATGACCGGAATAATCTGCGTCAGCCTTTGCAGAAAAATCGCAAGGCTGATTTCCTTCATATGCCATAATTTATACCTCCTTAAATAATTCTTCCTTTAATTTATACTACAATACTACAATACTACAATACTACAATACTACAATACTACAATACTACAATACTACAATAACTCTACTTTCTATGCCCGTTCTTTATGATATCTATCTTTCAGATCAGAATCGGCTTTAAGTACGGCCTCAAAAGCTTCCGTATAAGTTACCTTCACGTCTTTCTCCCTATACTCGGCAATTTTCCCTTCCAATTCTTTAGTGGCAGTATCATACTCGCCTTCGCCATCTTTATGGGAATGCTGTTTTGTATCAACCACTTTTGAAAAACCTTCGATATATTTCTTTACCATATCCTCAAGAGAAACATCCTTATCTTCAAGTTTGTACTCTTTTTTCTGCGGACATGCGGAGAGAATATCGATAACGAGTTTCTCATCGCGAGGAAGAATTTTCTTCGTTCCATTTACTCCATTGTCTTTAACGAAATTCGTAATAGAATCCGTTCTACGTGCATCTTCAACAGCCTGTACTTTGGCATTTGATGCATCACGCTCTTCGATTGCTTTATCTCTATCTATCTTAAACTTATCAGCTTCCTCTTTGAAAGCCTTCATTTCAGTTAACTCAGTTTCTTTAAGAGTTAACTGTTCTTTCAGTTCTATTACTTCTTTGGTTTTCTCCTGATCCTGATACTCGGTGATTTTTGTGTTAAGTCCATTAATTATTTCCTGCATTTCTTTTACTTTTGCTTCCCAATCCATAATCTTTACCTCCTTGTTTCTCTTGTTTCTCGGATGTTTAGGAATCTCGAATTCTTTAATTTCTTTAACTCCTTTAACTCCTAATTCTTTGTATAATGATTTTAAATTACTTTTTATTTTATTAACATCTTCAGTGGACATTTGAACCAACTGAATTTTAAACTCTTCAGATGAAAAAGCGGCAACAACTTGTTCTAACTGAGTCTCTGTTACCTTATCCTTCAAGTTCTCCCATATCCTCAAATTCCATGTAGAAGACTTACTTTCGTCAGGAGTATATAAATAAGCTTCCTTTGGAAACTTAATTCCATCTTCGATTTTCTCTTCTGTGTTTTCACCATAAACAGTTTCGGGATAACCCCCATAGCCATAGCCTTGAAGCCATGTTTGAGCTTCTTCACGTGTCCATAGACTTCGATCAAACGTCCAGCCTTGTATAATTCCCTTATCTTCTGGAGCTTCGCTTAGAACTCCTGTGATTAAAGTTACTCCTTTCTTATCTTTAAAACCACTTCCTTCTAATGTTTCGAAATCAAACAAGTCCATTGATTTTACTCTTGCTTTTATTTTATCCTTGTCTTCCGACCAATACATGTAGCCTTTCACCTCCTTATTATCCTTATCTTCTGAATGTTTTTTCCAATTGCCATTTTCTAACACCATGTGGCAACTACGGCAAACCGCCATTAAATTTTTATTAATATTATTACTTCGGTTACCATCTTTGTGGTGAACCATTGTTGCCTTATTCTTTTTACATTTCTCACAAATAGTATGCTTATCCAGATACCTTCTATAATACCCAGGAGCAGAACCGTCTTTCCAATTAGGATTATTTTTTCCTTTATGATCTATTGCATAATCACCTGCTTCTACTTCTTCTACTTCCTCTACTTCTTCAATATCTAATTCGTAATTTTTTATGTCCCCTTCGCCTTCATCAAAAAATTTCTCGATATCTTTTAACGAAGTTACAGCAGGAATACTTTCGCCAAGTAAGGCAATCGCCTTTAAGCAACGAGGCCAAATTTTGTTTTGGTCTTTATAATTCCAGTATATCTCCGCTGACCTTTTCTTATATAATCCTTTCTCCATTGCCTCTTTAACGATTTTTGGTATATCTTTTATCTTCGCAACCAAAACAATCCCTACTACCTTGAGTTTATCTACATACCCAAGTGCTGGTTGTTCTGATAATTGTTTTCCATGACCTATCTTAAGAGTTGGCTTCCATTTATCTTTAAGAGTATTGAAAGCTTCAACCATTGCAAACAAATCTTTTTTCTTGTACTTATCACCATTGTATGTACCAATTTTAAAAACTTCCATTTCTGTGGAATACAGGTCTTTATATGTTTTGCTTTTTCCAAATATCATAGCTCGGGTCATATTCTTTTCCTTTATCCTTTTCTACTTCCCTTCTGTTTTGTGTGCTATTCCTAAAAATAAAAATGCAAATCCTATTGTTGTTATATCAAGAACCATTGTAAAACCACATGACTTAAATATCTCTGAACTTATAACAAGATAGAATCCCAATCTTGTTTTCCAACTACTAATTGTAAGTTTGATCATAAGCTTCTTTATTATTTTTCTAATCATTTTTCTAATCATTAGGCACCACCCATTCATACCCACGAACACAAATATGAAATGCAAGCAATACACTAAAATCATCTTCTATCGTAAATACCATTCTATCGTTATTTTCTGATTTTAAAATTACAGACTCCTTATTTGAAAAATTATGGATTACTGTAATTAAAGTATTCGTTCCGTCACTTAAAAAATTTGAAAGCTTTGACCAAGGACAAGATAATAAGTCCAGCAAATTAGTAAATCTATCTTCCCAAATAGGATCATCTTTACTCTCTGAATACCTTCTTCGTATATATCCAGCAACAGGAGTCATTGCTAATATCTTATCATAAGATAACATTGGCATCGTTGAATCTGTATTATCCGCACTGACAGCATCTACAAAATTTGTCTGTATCGTTTCGAGATATAACCAAGTTCCTTTTGCTGGTCTAATCGTGTAATCTAAAGACGTTCCGCCTTCTTGTAAATACCATTCATCAATCCAAAACTGAGGGCTCTTCACTCCTTAATCTCAATCTTCCTTTTATCTGTTTACATTTTCTAACATTTTCTGCTCTTGATGTAACTACCTTTTTTGAACCAGCCTTAACTACGTCTAAAAGATCTAACATTTTAAATGCGGCTAATTGTTCAGTGCTTCCAGTGGAACCCTCTAATTGGACGTCTGACGGCGTCTCCCGAGCGACATTAATAAACTTTACGAGCCTTTTCTCTTCGGCTGGATCATAATGAAGTAAAAACCCAATTCTTCCGTGATAATCGTTTTCTTTTAACCAGGCTAAGATTACCCTATAATCTTTAAGAGTCATATCTATTGCTTTCTTATCTGTGTAAACATCGTCGAATGGACAGTACACACAATGTCCTTGACATCTTGTCGTCGTTTGTAAATAAACAATATCCGGAAGGTCTACTTTATTCTTTATCATGATATTTCTTCCATAGCATCTTCATCATCTAATCCATCGTTTATTGTTACGATGGTATCAGCCTTATCTACCAAGTCTTGAAAAATAGTTATTATATTTTGCATTTCTTTATCTGGTGAACTTAATTTGAATACTTCCCCTACAAAATCTTCTGTTAATAAAGACGAACCTTTATCTATAAAGGCTTTTAGATTAGGATAATACTTCAAGGTTAAAAGAAAATCTCTAAACGCCTTTAGCTTCTTAGTGCTAATAAACTCCCCGACTACCCCGTTCACATCATATATCTGATAATTAACTATTTCTTCTACTACTTCTTCTACTTCTTCTCTTAACTTAAAAACAAAATCGCCTTCTTGATTTTTATTTATAGAAGTATGGGGCATTTCCCAAGAGCGAATCATTTCTGGTATTCCCTCTGGATACGCGAAGCATAGGTACTTGAACAATCCCTTCTCAAAAGGAATTTGTTTTACTCCTTTGAAGTACTCGCATTGTACGCATTTTATTAACATTGGACTTGGCATTTTAATTCCCTTTACTTTTTTACTACCTTCGATAAATCTACTTCTACCATTTCAGTATTTTCCATTCTTTTTAATTCATCTAAACTTTTTTTAGACCCATCCTTTGCAAGTCTACTGGCACGAAGCCAATCATCATTAGATTCTGTCGGTGATAAATCAAATTCATAATTCATCTTATTCTCTATCTCCTTCAGGGTCAGGCGAATCATCTTCTTCCAATACAGGAGGAATCGTTTTCCCTTCCTTATCTATTATATCAATAGAGTTTTCAAAGTCCTGATAATCTTTTTCTTCTGCTGCTTTTTCTGCTTCTTCTGCACTTAACATTTCTACCTCCCCTTCTTAATTCTTTATAGTTACCTTTACGGCTTTCTTAGGTAATCCACCAATTACTTCCCATACTGATGGACTGATATATGAAGCCTTTGCCATGGGCGGAGAATTATGTAAAAAATTACTTACTGTCTCACATACTCCATCTATAAGGGCTTTCTTTTCTTTAGCATTTAACGACATTCCCGCATATGGTTTTAATTCTTTATAAGCAATTTGAGTAGCATGATAAGTTCTAAAATCCTTAACAGTAAAGTTATCTTTAGATACTCTTTTTAAATATGTATTTAATTTATTCGCCGAAACGTCAGGAAATAACTTCTCTCCAAAAACAGATTGTTCTTTTCTCTTTTTTAACCACGAAACTAATTTCTTATCTGTTAACTCGTAATGAGCCGCAATTCCTTCCTTTGCCATAAAATCAAATATCGCTGTATTCCCTTCTATTATTACATGCTGATTTTCTAAAGTAGTTAATCCATAAGCTTTTATCTGAGCTTTTAAATCGGCATTCGTTCCGATTCTTATAGCAGTTCTGTCCTCTATACTTAACAAATAAGCCTGTGGTGTATCAATCTTAAGCCCAGCATCCATTCCTTTTCTAATATCAGATATTTTCTTAGTAAATACTTTATTTCTATTGAATTTCTTTAAGTCCGCTTCTACCCAATGCTTTGCACTATATTGATATTGCCATTTATCATTAGCTGCCTGACCAATGGCTTGTAAATCAGCATTAATATTCGAGCTTACAATAGCATTATTCCAACTCTGTGGTATATTCATACCCTTAAGCCTTTCTAATTCCTTACCACTAACTTTCTTACCATTTCTATACCACACTTTCTTAAGAGGATAATTATCTTTTATTCTAAGTTCTGTATCTGAACGGACATAATCCTTACACGGGTCTGGCCTTGCGTATGTACCATACTCTGCAAGAACTTCTTCTATTCCAAATATATTGTCTAAAGTAAATTGCTTTATAATACAATTTACCATCTTACCAACAGAAGTCATTGGCTTCATGGGCTTGATTGCCTTAACCGTTTTAGAAATTACTTTCTTCTTTGCCCCTCCTCCTAAGATCTTTTCCATTAATTCTTCAAAGCCCTCACCAAATACTTTATTCAAAGACCCTGCTACAAACTCCGGACTGGAGTACACAGCAAAAGTATCTGCAAAAAATTCAACTGAATTTGTAGTGGCATATTCTGAAATATTCTTATCTATTAATTTTTTACCAAATAAATTAAATTGATTCGTAAACTCTTTTTTAAGTTTACTCGATGTAAATGAATTCGCATCAAACCACATTGTATGCCCCATCTCATGGCGAAGAATAACGGCAGCATTATTATTATGAACAACCCATCTATTTTTTTTTAAAGCACCATAAAACTTCTCTCTTGCTGCAGGATCAATATAACTCGTTTTAAAATGCAAACGGACATGATTATTTTTCATAGTCCCGCTTCCAGAACTAAGACCACTCCAATTATGATCGCCATCTCCAAAAGAAAATCTATTAATCTTTCTTCCTCGAACCCATGGTTTTAAATTATGCATTTGTTGATTAACAGTATTCATCGCTTGTAATTTTTTCTTAGCATTCATAGTACTATGGAATAATGGATTTTTATCTCCAAACTCCTTCCATTTCTCTAATGCTTCATCTAATGTTTTAGCAGGAGTAAAAGTAATTCCTGGAGCTACAGGAGCAATCGGCTCTACAGGAGCAATCGGTTTTACTTCAGGTGCCTTAGGAATCACAGGTTTAATCACGGGCTTTACTATTGGCTTTGGTATTCCTCCCTTTTCTACTTTCTCTACTACCGTCAACATCCTATTTACTTTTTTCCGAGGTACCTTTATCCCTGACTTTTCTATCTCGCTCTGAATTGCTGTGATCCTTGCCTTCTTATTTAATCCCTTTATCTTATCTGTCAAAGAACTATTCTTCATTGCTTTATCAAAAAGCTCTTCCTGTTTCAAGGCAAGCTGTTGAGCTTTTGCCGTTGCGGGCTTTTTATCAGATATACTTTTATCAATCTTATTTATATCTTTTGTCGTTAAGCAATTCTTTAGCATTTAGATAACTGCCCCGCCACCTTAGAATTAGAAAAGATATCTTTCTTAGGAGTAATCCCTCCTACCCTTCCACCAAAACTTTCAGGTGTTAAAGCAAGTGCATTATCAGATTCTTCTCTCGATATTGTTTTAAATGGTTCATCATCAGTCGTTACTGGCACCAATATTGAGCGGCAGTTAAAATGTTGAGGTGGAACGAACCTATCAAAGTCAGGATCGTCTTTGCGAATTATCTTTCCATCGAGTTCCATACAGACAGGAGTTGTACGATCATCTATAACAGCACTGTACTGATAAGCAACAATATAATCTTTTAAATCCTTATCATATCCCATCGCAACACGACCATTATTAAAAGCTCCTGTAGTATTCGTTCTCATCATTGTTTCTATTCTATATGGAGAAACTTGTTTCAAGTCAGATATTATTTCTGTTCCTATATATGGCTTATATATCTGCTCTACTTTTAACATCGTTTCCTTCATTCCTTCCCCTGACTCTAACGAAGAAAGTAATGTTCCTTTAACACCATTTAAAATAGAACTTTCAAGTACACCTTTTATATAGAAGGATTTGTTTGTCAAATAATCAATAGCATAAGCAGGTGGGATACGCTGATAATTCTTTTTGCTTAACTCCTTTAAAGCCCGTTCCTGTCCAAACCTATAAGCTTCTCTTAATGTTTCTTTTATGACTTGTTGTAGCTCTCTCAGGTGTTTTAACTGAAGGGTATTGATTAGTTTAGGAGTTAAAGAATCGCTTTCTATTTTTTTGGTTAAGAAAGACTGAAGGACTTCCATTTGTTTTGTAAGAACTTCTACTATCTTTTCCCTTGATTCTTCTTCTAACTTATCTAAAGTCTTTTCTATTTTTTTAAAGTTGGCTCGTTTCTCATACTTGGTTAATGCTCTATCCAGTGTGTTTGCAGCGAAGTCATTTGAACTTAACTCTACACCCCCCGCAGGTAGCGCATTTGCATTATTCTTCTTCGCTTCCTTTGCAGCCTTTTTAGCTTCCTTCTCTGATGCTATCCTTTCTTTCTCCGCTATCTTATCTGCTTTCTCTGCTTCCTTAATAACCTTGTCAGCTGCCTTCTTTTCATCGACTATTAACTTATCAGCCTTTTCCTTCTCTATTCTTGCTCTTTCTTTATCCCCTGCTACATCTACTTCTTTTTCAGGGAATCCAATCATACTTCTTAATACGTTTTCATCATCACCATCAGATGTAACAGAAGCCTTATCGACTGCCTCTATCCAAAGCCTTGCTATTTCTATTTTTTTATCATCATCTAATGGAAGGAACTTAAAGGTTGGGTATGCTTCTACTCTATAATTATAGTCAACTAATTCTCTAACCAATCCTTCATTAATTAATTCTTCTACCGTCCTTCGTGCCTTAAGGATAATCCACAGGAATACATTAAAATGAGTCCTGGATTGAGAGTAGCTTCCTGTATCCCCTTGTGCTGTAACGCCTAACAGATTAGGAACAAGCAACGCACGAGCCATTGCCATATCGTGCTTCTCTACTGCGGCCTCATAGGATACTGCCCCTTTCCCTTTTGTTTCGAGAAACTCTACTTCTACTCCATCTGGAATTGTAGCAGAAGAAGCTGTCTGTAACCTTTTTAATATATTTTGTAGTTTTGTAACGTCACCATCCTGCATAGCCGATTTAATCTTACCAACGACAGGAGGCATAGAATATCGTTCTAAATACATATTCCAAAACTTCAGTATATTATCCTTACTCCACCATGCTCTATAACAAGAACGTAAATCACTTTCACCGTACCAATTATTAAACTCAGGATTATTGACGAAGATTATAAATTTATTCGAAGGGAAGTGATTGTTTGCTTGTATAACTCCATCTTCTAAAAGGTTACCGAACTTATCTGTTGCGAAAGATATGCCGTGGGGTTTTCTTGTCTTTAGCATATCAAGCATTATCTTATTCTCTTTAACGGAAAATAGCTTTTCTGTTACGGAGTACCCATAATCAAAAGCAGTCATTATCTGTAAAAGAATATCATCGAACGAACCATTCATTAAGTTAAAATTACTCTCTATAAATTTTGCGACTTCTTTATTTATTCCTTCATCTTTTTCCTCTTCTATTGCCGGGTCAACACTCCAACCAGTACTTAAGACGGCATACTTCTTAAGACTAAGGCAAGCCCTTATCGTATCATCTTTTCTCATCTTATCGTAGATTCTTAATCCACCTTTACGTACAGCTAATGTATCTGGATTGTATGTATTGGGAGTACTACTTGCATAAAGAGATGTTTCAGCAGACATCAATTCCTTATAGAAATCCGCAGGAGGATTCCTAAAAGATTCCATATATGATTTAATTCGTGTAAACAAAAGCTTCTCCCTGTTTTGAGTTATTATATATTCTATATCTCTTTGATATATTTGATATATTTATTCATGTTATACCGCATTAAATATATAATAACCTATACAGGGAGTTAACCAAGGGAGGGAAGTACAATAAGATAAGCGACTAATCTAAGGAAGGCTTACCCTTTAGATTAATTTGAATTTGGAATTAAGTGGTTAAACAGAACTTTTATTTAAAGGCATTATTTAAAGGCATTATTGACCTTATTATATAGAGACCTTGCATCACAATTAAATCTTTCTGATAACTTATCTATTAGCTGTCCTCTTTTAACTCTTTTCTTCTTCTCTATTTTATTTACTCTTTGATAAATACTTATCGCTAATTGTGCTTCTACTATTTTTGCTTCTGATGGAAAGTACACTTGTAGCCCAGCCATTACTCTTAGCAGATTAAGAAAAGCTTCTTCTCCTATAACATCATACAATATAGGAAACAATCTATATGGAGATTTTCTTCTTTTATCTTTAGCAAGGAATAAAGTCATAAGCTTCAAGTCTAAACTTTCTCTTTCAGTTTCTTTAATCTCTTTGATCTTCTGCAATTCTTCCAGCGATAATTCTTGCATATCTTTTAATGACGGTTCTGCACGCATTGTTTAATCCTTTACTTCCGAGTAATCTTTCATAAGTCCTTATTAACTGTCGCTCTATCCTAAGTCCATTTACTTCTACTACATCAATTATATTTATTTTATTATTTGTATCAGGAATTACATCTAAAATTCCCTCAAAGTTTTCTATTGAGTCTATTGATACATTCCTACTTCTATATCTATTAAGCAACTGCAACTGACGCAGGACACTATTCTGACAAACTACATATAAAAACCTTTTTACTTGATTGGGATGCTTACTTAACCAATCTGAATTAGAGCATAAAATAAATATATTATAATACACAGCAGAACACGCATCCTCCCAATCAAAATAATCTACATTGCCAAATCTCTTGTACCTCATTGCCGGCATTAGATAATCTTTTAGATAAGGATATAGTGCTAAGAATCTTTCTCTATACTCTAATTCTTTTAGAGTATTTAAATAATCTTGGTTAAATGTTTTGAATGATTTGTATTCCATCACTATCTTCTTTTCTTGACGGTTGTAAATGCTGCAAGTGCAAACGGAATTATTGCCCATAAATCATGACCCGTAACTATAAGTATAGTTCCAGATACAATACACGTTATGTCATGTAAAATTAAATAAATCCATACTATCATTATTCTTTTCCTTTCTCTTCTTGTTCATTCTTCTTATTCATTCTTCTTATTCATTTTGTTCTCTAAAATATAATTTAAATAATAAAAGAAGGCCTATTCCAATAATTATCAAAGCTACATACGCAGGCCATAACTTTACAAATAAGATTACATCATCAATTACTGCTATTACCAAAACTTTGTACCAAGGCAATTCCCATATCCGTTCTAAAATTCCCCACGTTCCTAACATATTCTCCTCCCTTATTTTATTTTATTTTATTTTATTTTATTTTATTTTATTTTATTTTATTTTATTTTATTTTATTTTATTTTATTTTATTTTATTTTTTTTTATTTTATTTTATTTTATTTTATTTTATTTTATTTTATTTTATTTTATTTTATTTTATTTTATTTTATTTTATTTTATTTTATTTTATTTTATTTTATTTTACGAGATGAAGATGAGGTCTCTTAGACATTATCTTAGATAATTCCCCAACTTTTGGTAATGCATTTATTGCTCCTGCTGGAGCCATTTTAATTCCAGTCAGTCTTTCTTGCAAATTAGAAACAAAGTTTTTATATATTGAAAATAGTTTTGCGTCAGGAGTCCCTTCAAAAAGAATCAAATCTTTCATAAGAGGAAACCTCTTTAACATTTCATCTGCTTCTAAAACGAAAGTTGGAATTGCTTGTCTGATCATATCCCTTATTCCCTCTGGAGTTTGTATTGAAGATAAGACTCCTGGATATTTTAGACAAATATATCCTTCCCTTTCTACCTCTTCTATTATTTTCTCTCCGATCAAAAATCCTATTCCAATTACGCTATAAACTTTTACTCTCGACACTTCGTTTTTCATTTCTACTCCTCCTTTTCATTTTTATTATCAGTTATATCTGTTAAACCAAAGATTCCTTTTTGGTCTTTCATATACCACGTTGCCAAAGTCTTAAATACTTTCTGTGATATTTTTAAAGTACATGAACCACATGAACCACATGAACCAATAGTCAGTTTCACAATACAAAGATCACAGGAATCAGAATCAATCTCGATCTCGTCATTAAGATATCTTAATCCACTTACACTTAATTGGCCTTCATCAAATCTATCTTTACAATCGCATGGTCTCATCTTATTTCCTTTCCTTCTTCTTTCCTTCTTCTTTTGTTCTTAGTCTTTCTTTACCGGTACAAGAATTGTTGCTCCGGTATTATCTTTGCCAAGAATCCACTCTACATAATCTCCTTGATAAACTGGTTGCAAACGAAACCCTCTATTTACAAATTCTCCTTCTGTTCTTATTTCAAGTGTAAATGATAATGAATCTATCGATAAATTAATTGTTTTACTTTCATCAATTTTTATTTCTCTTGGTGATTCTGTATTCTCTGAAACCAATCTTAATCTCCTCATTTTTTCTCTCTCTCCATCCATTCTTTTCCTCCTTCTTTTTCTACTTCCTTTCTACTTCCTTTCTACTTCCTTTGTTCTCTCAGTCTAAAAATAAGTTCTCCTCAGTCTAATTTATTCTCTTTCTCTAATTTTCAGAAAGCTTGTAGACCCTTTATCTATACGCTTTTAGAGATAAAGAACCAACGCCATTGTATTTGAACTTTGTACCCATGTACTCACACCACATAGATTAAGTATATTTATTATTTAGTTAAGTTATATTTATGTATGTATTTGAACATTGATATTTGATAACAATTTATGTATTGATTGTATTAAGATTGTTTATTAAGATTGTATTAAGATTGTTTATTAAGATTGTATTAAGATTGTTTATTAAGATTGTATTAAGATT